TTGATGGAACGATTTTCAGTTCACCAAAGTCAGATGAGTAGATAGATACTGATGCTTCAACTGTGTTTGCATCGATCATTTGTCTTGCTTGAGTTCTACCTGTGAAACCAGAAATAACTTGTTTGTTATGTGGGCCACAAATAGCTAATGATGGTTCACCACCATTTTCAAAGCAAAGTTGTAGAACATCTTTTAACAAAGTTTCTGTTAGATCTCTTTGAGTTCCGTCAGTTGGAGCAGCACCGCCACCTGTTGATGCACCGCCAGATCCTCTTGAATCGTTGGATGTAATCCAAGACTCGAAACCACCAGTTACACGAGCAGTTGATGCATCGCCAGTTGTTTTTGCGCCTTTTTGACAAAGAGCTTCTTCCATATCTCTCTTAAGAGCTTTAGACATGATAGCTAGTTGATGAGCCATTTCTGATCTCTTACCAGCAGGGTCTGAAGACTCTTGTGAGCCTGATACAGTTGCATCTCTTTTTGAAATCATAGCAACATTGCTAACTCTGGTTGTTGCAACTGAAGCTGATCTTGAAAGTTCAAAACCTTCTAGCTCACCTGTAGCAACTGGAGTTGCTAATACTTCTGTTTGCCAATCAAAGACAACATTGTTAATACTTCTTTTTCCAATTGATGACATAAACGGAGTTTGCATTGGAGAGATGTTGTAAATGATATTACTTAAATCTTCTCTGTCTGAAGTCGCGCTGTATGTATCAAATGCGTTTGTTACTTTAGCCATTATATTTACCTATAAAATTATTTTAAAAATTGTTCAAAAACTTTAGCTGCATCTTGGACTTTTCCAGATTTAGCTAAAACCTGTTTTGCTCTTTTCGCTGGAGCTACCGATTTCTTTCTGGTAGTTGTTCCAGGTCGGGCTACTCTTGCAGGTGCTTTTTGTGTTGGTTTCTTCTTCGTGGCTTCAACTGTTTTAGAGTTTAACCAAGCATTTCTTAAACCAAGTAAAGCACGATAGTCATAAATTGCATCCATTTCTTGAGGTAAATACCCCAAGACATTAATACCATAGTCGCGAATTGCTAGTTTCTCTTTTTGAGCAACTTCTGCATTTTTCCATTCTGGTATGATTTCAAGAATCTTTTGCTGACCTTCTTGCACTTGTTGTGCAATTAGTTGTTGCTGTTGAGCATATGATTCCTGTTGGAGTCTTTGCTGTTCAGCTTGTGCAGCTTTTAACTTTTCTTTCTTTTCATCCCAGATTTGTTTTTCGCGTACAAATGCTATCGGATCATCATTGTATAAACTATCCCAATCTGGTTCGTTTACCAATTCGCCCTGTAATTGGGCTTCCATCTTCGGTAACAACTGTGCGTAAATCGCATCTCTTTGCTGAAGCTCTTGGGCTTGTTGCTCAATCGTTTTTCTTTGATTGGCAAGTTCCTGTGTCTTCCGCGTATAATCTTGTTGGCGTGAATAACCATTAAGGAGTTCGTCTTGCGTGACCTCTATCTCTTCGCCATCAACTGTGACTCTGTAGACGGGTTGCTCTTCTACCTCTTCAACTTCCGTTTCTTCTTCACCATCTTCTTCATCATCAAATTCGAGTTCTTCTTCATCGACAAGCTCTTCGGTATCTTCCTCGTCTTGCTCTTCTAATTCATCGATCTCAGGCTCAATGACCTCTTTAGCTTCCTCTATGACTGCTTCTTCTTGCGTATCCTCTTCAGGGGCTAAGAAACTTTCAAACGCTGAGGTTGCTAATTCACCTTCGGTTTGTAAAGCAGTCGGTTTTCCGTTATTGCTCATAAAATACTCCTATTTTGTATTTAGGGATATTTTAAACCAATAATGTATAAAAGGGAAAGTTTTAGGCTATGTTACGAATTTTGTTTATGTTGGCTTTTGTTAGTTTACCTTTCTCAGCCATGATTCGTAGATGTCTTTCTACTTCGGGAAGAAGTAATAATGATCTGTGGAAGTCTTCTCTAACTGCAACATCGTCAATGCCACGAGAGTTTAACCAATGAGTTATGTATTCGTTTTTAAGATTTTCTATTGCTTCTTTAAAGACATCAGAATTTAAAATTCTCTCGGCTTCTGCTGCTTTAACTACTTCTTCGTGTGTAACTGACATTTATACTAAACTAAATAATCCTCTTGGTGTTTGTGGCAAAAACTTACCTTGCCTTGTGATAGGTCTAACTATTTCGTCAACACTAGGCTGGACAAAATTAGAAACTGGTAAGTTGGATAATCTAGTAAAGTTCATTGGCTGAATAGGTTGTGGCACTATCTGTTGTGGCACTATTGGTAACTCAGGCATGACTGGAATATTTGGTATAACTGGCATTTGTGGTAAACCAGTAAAGTTCATTGGTATATTTTGTACTTCTGGAATAAATGGTTTAGGTTCTTCAAATGCTGGAGCTGTAGGCATTACAGGAACTTCGGGCATTACTGGTGCTTGTGGTATTGCTGGTATATCAATACCAGTTAAATCTATGTCTTCAAACTTTTCTGTATCAATATCTTTTAATATTTCATCTATATCAATATCAAATAATGTTGGTGTAATATCTTCAACGCCTCTGATATCTCTAATATCTTCAAACCTCGGCAAACCACTAAAATCTAAACCTTGTAAAGAAGGCAACAGTCTAGTTGGCCCTGTTACGCCCTGTGGCGCACTTGGCATCTGTACAAAACCTTCGTTGGGCGCAAATGGAGTTCCTTTGGTTGGGGCTTTAGGCATAACAAGAACTGGGCCTTCGCCAACAAATTTTGGTGTTAAGTCTTCTTGTGTATAACCACCAGCCATTTCTGGGGAATAACTAACGCCTGGTGCAATAACTTGTTCCATTGGCATACCACCAGCTATTTGTTGTGCATATGATTGACCAGTTGCGACTGGCCCTGCCATTGATTGTGTTGGTAAGTTAATACCAGGTATTCCTATTGCCATGTTATTAAGTTATTAGTTTATCTATTTTAGCATCAAGTTTGTCTATTTTGTCCATTAATCTGGAATATTCAACATTGTGTGCTTGTCTTGTTACATAGTCTCTAGCTATCTCTTCTCTTGTTTTATTCACTAATATGTCAATCCTTTTTGCTTCGTTTTCATTTTTGCGTATGGAGTAGAACAATGGTGCTATGACCAAAGTTACAAAAATATTCCAAACCACATAGAATGAAAGTTCCATTAGAAATCAATAGCTCCAGATATGAGGCCTTGGACGATTAGCCGAAGCCTTGCTGATATCGAGGTGTATAAATCTTCCATTGCCTTTTTGATTAACTCCAATTCCTGTAAATCCGTAACCTTCTGCTGCGGATACTATTTGTAATGCTTGTTTGTGACTGCAACCGATGTCGACTGCAATGCCTAAATTGTGAGTTCCTGGTTTACTTTTTTTGCTTTCAATTGGATGTTCTGAACATCTATAACCCGAAGTAATAACAAATGGAAAACCTAAGTCCTCTCTAAGCGATTGTAACTTATCTATTAACTCATGTTCAATCTTATTTTTACCACAATGCTTACAAGCAAACTCTTCTAACCTAAAGTTCTTCCATTCGCTCATTTTCTATCCTTATTGCTTGATCCAAAATAAAAAGAAATAACTGCTGATGCTATACCTGATAAATAACCAAGAATAAGCATAACAATATCGTCTGAAGCATCGTCAATAGGATAAGCTGTAATCATAAATATATAACCAATAAAACCAACCACAGTTAATGATCCTAAAAACTTTGGTGTCCAATCACCACTAAATTTTTCTCTAGCGTTTTGTATATCTTTTGTTTCTAAAGCATAAATATCTATTTCATATTCTTTCATCTTTAGTTGAAAATCTTTTTCAGCTTTTTTAAGTTCAACCATTTGTTCGGCTGTAAGATTGTTAATGGCGTTTTCTATATCTGGCGGAGAGTTTTTAACACCTAAGACCTGAGAAAGTATTTGACCAGCTTGTCCGCCTAGTGGCCCACCTATGGCTGCACCTAGTGTTGGAGCAAGACTGCTAACTATGTTTTTAATTTTGTTTAGTTTCATTTTTCTTTTTTAATTCCCTCTCTTGTAATAAGAGTTTTAATTCGTGCCACCTGTAAAATCTTTTATTAACATCATCCCAAAACATTCCTTTGTAATCCCATATTTCATTCGCTGACATTTTCTTCCTTGTTATGAAGTTTAATAAAATACTCCGCATCGACTAATGCCAATGGCTTGGTATTGTTTCTCTTTATTATAACCAAAGGTTCGTAATCTTTACAGTTAGTACAAGACTGTTCATAAGCCTTCCAAACATTAACTGCTTGTTGGTTTTTGCACTCGATTGAGTAGGGGAATTGTTTGCGTGATTGTACGCCCATGATGACATCTTCGCCCGAAGATCCCATAGGTCTTGATTCTAAATCTTCAGGATCAAAACCAAGTAAAGCAACAAGTTTATCAACAACCCATTGTTGTAGCTTTCGACCCTTGGCTTTTGCCGAGGATGGTCGCATTTATTTTTTCTTGGATTTTTTTGCAGATTTTTTCTTTGGTGGTCTGCCTACTTTAGATCCGTATGTTCCTTTACCTTTTGGCATGGTTACTTCCTTTTCTTTGCAGTCTTGGCTGCTTTTTTAAATGCTTTTGCTGTTGGCGCACCTTTAGAACCTGGCTTTCTCATTTTTTCATTTGATCCAGCTTTAATTCTTTTGCGTTTAGCATGAATGTTTGCGTATAGTCCTTTTGGCATTTTATTTATAAAACTTAGATGTAAGTTTATGCCAAAGTGTAGGCTTATATTTTTTTATTAAAAAACCGCCAACAAGTGACAGCACGATAATTGTAATTAATGTATCCATATTTTTATTATACTACCATTTAACTTTATTCGCCCAATAAGCTGCTGACAACTTACCCTTGGCTATGTTCTTAGCGTGTCTAGCTTTGAATGATTTTCTTCTAGCCTTGCCTTTTGCAGATTGAGGATTTTTACCAGCTCCACTTACGCCTTGTTGACCAAAGCGAATAAGTTTTATGATATCTCCAACCTTTGCTAAAACTGCGTGTGATTTTGTTTTGTGATTGGGCGTTCTTTTGGGTTTGTTATAACCGCTAAACCTTTCGCCTCTGTATGTGATACCCATTAGTGTAAAGTTTTCTCCTCACAGCTTAATACTTCTGAATCCTCGGTTACTTCACCACCAGAGATAATACCAAGTATTCTTACTGCATCTTCTTGGCTTTTGGCTCTAATATCACTACCGACATAAACTAGGTCGTCAACTAAAACTTCTAGGTTATATAGTTTGATTGCCATTGCCAGTAAATAGTCCTTGAGCTTGATCCTTTGCAGTTTGCCTAATGTTTTCTCGGTCACGCTCCATGATAGCATTGATTTCTGCTATGTTGACTTGCGCTCCGTATTTAGCGGTTAATTCTGCTGCTTTTAGTCTAATCTGTGCTTCTGTCTCATCACGCTGTCTGTCATCATCCATGATAATTTTCATGCGATCAGTCTCAGCATCAATGATAGCTTTCTGCGCTTGGTTCTGTGCTTTCATGGCTTCTGCTTGTGCGAGCATGGTAGCTGCATCAGGTTGTTGTTGCTCTGGGGGCGCGGGTGGCATAGGTGGTACTTGAGTATTAATAAAGCTATTAGCATCTTTAAATCCAGCAAGTTCTATCATGCGTGTCAAAGTATTTGAATATTGTTGCATGGATACCAATGGATTGTTTGGTCCAAGAGTTTGCATGATTTGTTCTTGCTTACCTGCAAGTTGTGCAAGTATGCCAAACTTCTCTTCATCAGAAGATTTAGAAATAGCAACATTCACCACCATGTCTTTATCTGATTCCCAGTATCTAGGATCAACAGGAATAAATTGACCTTCAAGTCTAAAGACATCTTGTGCGTTTTGATGTTTGATAATTAAATTGTTGGTAACTTTAAAGAGTTGTTTAAGTCCACCCTCTGCAAAATGTCTGCAAATGATTTCTATTCGGCCTTGCGCTCCTGACATGGTAGCGGATACGGCTGCACTGGTGCTTGATTGCAAAGCATCTGCATTTAAGCCAGCAGAGGCTTTAGACACACCAGTCCTATTCTCTTTTGCTTCATCGAGGTATCCAAGAACAGGGAAAGCCTCTTTACCAGCGAAGGGTACTGTAAAGGGTTGAACCATCCCAGGGGCGCGAACTCGAATAGGCTGTCCGATATCAGTATTGAGAACATCGTCAATATTGACTTGACCTTCAACAACAGCCATACGAGGAAAGATAGAGTGCCCAAGCGAATCAAGGGTATCTCGCATAATTTGGGATTTTGCAGCTTGGATAGGCTTTAAGTAATCCGCTGGACACGAACCGATTGCAGTGTGTGGTTCAGGATCAGGGCAGAACATAGCAATGGGTAAATCATCCCATTGTTCTACATTCAGCACATTAACGCCTTCACCCGCAGTACAAACTCTTATTCTTTCATCGATGCCATCGCCATCGAAGTCATAAAAAAGATAATGTTCAACATATAAAACTTCTTTCGCCCCAGTATCACTTCGGTCTGGGTATACCATGTTGTCAAATGGGTTTCTTGCCTCGATTTCATCATAGGCTTCTGGGTCAACCGCACTTGAGCTTTGCGTTGCATATTGCTCAACTTCATCTTGGTCATAACCCATAGCAACCAAATCAGAAACAGATTTAATCATTCTATGTGCAACATAAGATGCAGATTCAAGATTTCTAGCGTTGCGTGAAATTAAAACTTCTTCGGGTGGTATTGATTCAATACACACTTGATCTTTAGCTTTAATTCTACGAATCGTTAAATCATATTTAGCTGGAATCTCTTGAGTAATTTCTTCACCAGATAAAGGATCAACTTGTGTAATGGTTTCCATGGTGACAGATTCTTCAACAATCTCTACATTAGGATCAAGCACCAAGGCTTGATATGAAACAGGATCTAAGTCTGTGTATTCGCTGGTAGATGCAGTAATAGAATCATCCCAAAAAACTTTAACAAAACCACTCTTTCTAACCAAGGCATCTTTGAACGCATCGTATAAAACTTGGAAGCCAGGATTTTTTTCTTGAATGATGTAATTAACATAATTGGTTTGTTGCTCGGCAACAGGGATATCTTCTGGGCCATGCGGTACAAATTCAACAATCTTTTTAGTACCAAAGAAGGTACGCATGATAGATGGCAACATAAACAAAATGCTATCTCTAACATCAGTTGAAACAAATTCAGACTGCATACTAGATTGTGCTTGTGGTTGTTCACCAAGATAATACTCAGTTGATTCTGCTCGCTCTGCGCCGACTTGATGAATGAAATCTTTTGCATCATCCATCTCTGATTTGATAACACTGGTAAGGTGTTCCATATCAGTTTCATCTTGAACTTCGACTTCTACTTCAGAAGATTCCATCTCTTCTTTCTCAAGCATATCTTCCATTTTGTCTTCGTAATCTTTTGCCATGTAAAACTATCCCACTCGAATGATTCGAGATTTTAAAGGTTTTTTGAAATTATAACCGAAATAACTCTCGCTTCCACTAAAACTTGCCGCAGAACTTGCCATGGTCAAAGCCAAAGCATCTGCTTTGTCGGGAGATTTTATTCCGCGTTTGCGCATTTCATCTTTTGACTCTATCTTTATTTTTCCTGTCGAGGTATATTTATAGAGAGGCGCAGCCAATTCCGAGACAAGCTCATCATCATTAGGAAGTCGGCAATCACGCTGCGCCAGCCAATCTTTTATCGCAAACCATAACTCAGCACGCAAGTTCAAATAGTTCTTTTTGGTACTTGGAGCTTCTGCCACATTCACCCCGCGCACTGGTAAATTTTGCTCACGCAATCGATCAACCACACCCGCACCAAGTCCAATAACATCGACTAATATTTCTTGGGGTTGTTCCATGACAGTCGAATCATCGTAGCGATTTTTAACCACACCACAAAGTTGCATCAAGTCCATGGAGGCAAATGATTTAATTTCTAAGACAGTATTTCCCTGGCGCACGCACAGCGCACTGTTATCGCCACCGAAGCGTGCAACATCTAAACCCCAAACAATGGGTTCATTCGCGGTGAGCGTGACATCGCGTTCTACCGCACCGCGCACTAAGTCCATCGGTATGACAGTATCATCATCCGCGCTAGGAAACTCGCCCATGACCTCCACGCGCGCGACAGTAGAATCTTCGCCATACTGCTCGATCATCGATTGGAAGAGTTTTTGGTCAGTGCCTTCGACAGTGCGCGAGTCGATTTGCACATTCTGCCAAAAGCGCTTTTTGCTATTAAAGGAATCGTAGAATGGGCCTGTGTTTCGGCGCGGGTTGGAGAAAGTAAACCAATAACGATTGGATGTTGGTTCAGAGAAGAAACCCTCCGATACGCTGTAAATGGGTGAAGGTATACCCGAAGCCTCATCCATAATTAAACAGACCCCGTAGGAGCTGTGAATACCCGCAAAGGCATCTGGATTTTCTTCTGACCATAGTTGCGCCTGCGCGTAGTAATAACCAGTATCAATCTTGAGGTCGCGCTCTAGCGCTTCTTGAAACCAAGGCGCTGGTTTAACTGTGGTTGCAGTTTTTTGAAACCAATGAGAGTTAATTGCAAGAGTCATCCATTTACCAAGTTCAGCCCAAGTTCTACTTCTGAGCTGTTGTTCGGTGTTAGCGGTTACTATGATGGTAGCCCCTAGTCTTGTGGATAACATCCAAAGAATAATCCATGAAACCAAAGCAGATTTACCAATACCACGACCTGAAGCTACAGCCATTCTAAACATCTCTGGTAAATCCCTAGTGCCATTTCTAGCAATATGGATTGTCATTTCTCGTAAAATTTTTTCCTGCCACTTGCGCGGGCCTTTAAAGTCTTCGAGGGGGGTGTCTTTCATTCCCCAAGGGAAAGCAAACTTAACAAAGTTTAATGGATCGTCTTTTACATTGACCGACCATATCTCCGTCATCAATCTCTTTTCGTCTTCGGCTTTATATTTCATAAAAAAAATTTAAAAAAAATTAAAAAAAATTAGTTCATCAGTATATATATACATACTACCCGCGCACAATCAAAGGGGGGGTCATTTGCTAATCATCCGCACCCGCGCAAAAGGTGAACGCGCTATCAGAAGCGCGGAGAGTAGCGCTGTGAGCTTCGCGCGCTCGTGCGCGTGGGTAGGTACAAGGGAGAAGATAAATACCCCGTGCGCAAGCTCTCATGACTTCGTGGCCTTGTTTAGTTGTTTGATGTCGATATCTTCGCGCGCGCTGGGGAGCGCGTCCGCTTGGTGTTCGATGATGCGCGAATTCGCCGAGCTAATTATTTCGCTCAAATTTAAAGTATGCGTATGTTCTTGCTTTTCTGCCCAGCGTTCTCGGTCGGCACTCTTTAAATAAAATTGTATGCTTTGAAAATCGCCCTCGTTTATTTTTTCGGCTAGTTTAGAGGTTGCTCTTTGTAATCCTTTCGCCTTTCCTCTTGCCAATGCATCCGACAATTCAGAATTTTTTTTGTTCCTATGTTTATTAAATGTATCCCAACCAACCCCAATTGATCGGCAAATATCCATAATCCCAAGGTTTAAAGATGCCAAATGTTCTACTTGTTCATAGTCTATAACAATTGGCTTCCTTCCTCTCTTTTTAGGTGTTTTTGTTGTCATTTTTCCGAATAAATACCATTTATTACGAATTAATTTAGATTAAATTAATTTCCCTTATGCCCCTATATTATCGCATTCCTGGAGCATTCACCTAATCTGTTTGCAAAGAATGTTGCTTATAATGTGTACAAATAAGTTTTTATATGCATAATAGGAGATATATAAATTACTTAGGAGAGTAAAAAATGAGTAAACAAATAGCAACAAAAAACTGTATTGAGTGTGTAAGAGGTAAAAATTCTATCAATGGCAACCCAAGATATATTTTTACTTTTGAAGATGGTACAGAAGTTAAAACAGAGGCTAATGCTGGCTGGGTATATGGATTATCTAATTGTTTTTATTATGAAGATAAAAGAATTACTTTTGAGTATGTCACTAGGCGCAATAGTCAAATAATGACTGATTTTATAAAAGCATGATCTAACAACCCCCCCACGATTTAACGCCCCGTCTTTTCGGGGCTTTCGTGGTATAACTAACTTACTTTTAGGAGAGTAAAAATGGATATTAAAAACTGGATATTAGAAACCCAAGAAATAGAAGATATAAAAAGCATATCTGAAAATGGCTGTGTCAATGGTGCTTGTAATGATCTTATTTATTATGAGGACACAGTAAAATTCTATGATGACCATAAAGATGAGATATGGCAATTATTAGAAAATGAAACAGAGCAATTCGGATATAAAACTGTATTCGAATTTATGGGAACTTGGTCAGATTATGCTGAGAATATAAATAGCGATACATCATTTAAAAATCTTTTAGCCTGGTGGTCTGTTGAAAATGTTTGCTATCAAATCCTTAACTCTGAAGAGGTGGCATAAATGAAAGACTATGCACACAAACTACACAAGCCAAGAAAACCGCGACACTGGACGAACCAAGCGCGGACAATTACCGAGAATATAATAATTATATTTTTCTTTGCATCCTTATTAACTCTTATATCGTGGGTGATCTAATGGAAGATAAATTTACATTATTCAATTATATGTGCGACATATTAGAGAACTTTTACGATAAAAACGGCTTAGAGCATTTATGCGCTTTAGATTCTCAATATGTTGGAAACTATAACGACATTTACCAATTAGCTTGGCTTATTAGATTTTGCGAACTTTGGGAAAAAGTAGAACAAAGAGAGGTTAACAGATGAGCGCTGATACATTAACAGAATTTAGAGTTATTAGAAAAAAGGTTATCCGAGAAGAAACTTACATCTATGCGGAAAGTTGGGAAGATGTCGAGTCTAAACTTGATGATGCAATTATTAATGACTCTGTTGAATGGGAACATTTAGAAGATATCCAAACTATAGATATAGAGGACGCTTAACATGAGCATCAAAAGATATAACTTCAACAAGCCAAAGATTAACCGCCAAGAATTAGAACTCTTAAATTGGTTCTTAGCGCACACTGACGACAACCCGCTAATCAATCCAAAGGCCTTGGAACTATTCAAGGCTAACGGCTACAGCGCGAAAAATTACCAAGACTTAGTCAATAAGATTAAGACCATTTTAAAAACTTATAAAACCAAGGGGGAATTATGATAACTGAATCACAGCTTAATAAGGCTCATTTAGAAGCAAAAAAAATATATAAAGATTTCTTAAAAGATTTAAACCAAGGGGAACAATCTTGGCATGAGATAGAAATAGATGGAGAGTATTTTGATATTGAATGTTGGGATGAAACAGGAACAGAAAGAAAAGAAACGACTTGTGCTATATATCCTGTATACCCTACAAAAAATGGATTAAGGGCAACGGATGGCACGAAATGGGTTCGTTTATTTACAAATAAGGAGAGCAATAATGAAAATAAATAATCTAACGCCTAAACAATTCGCTAGGCGCGAAATAATTAAATATTTGCGCGATCTATTCGACAATCCGCAAAAGTATATACAAGGCTTTGACGATCTAACACATAGACAACAAGAGGAAATCTTACGCTTTGTATCGTTAGACGAACACAGAATCGATAAACTTTTAAATTTACCAATGGGGGAATCATGAGCGTATTTGACATAACAAAGAAATCCAACACATCGGCTTATATTCAAATGGGTAATGTAACTGTATATGTTGACAACTCGACTGGCGAACAAATTGTAAAAATTTGGAAGACTGCAAATAGTACAGGGCAAATTTCAGACATTCACCACTCATGTTTTGATATTGAACAACAAAAAAGGGTGAAACTATGACACAACACAGAGAAATGATAGAGGAAGCGAAACGCTTACTAAATAGCGAAAGGGAAAACATACCAAGCATGAGCAAAGACTTTGGTAAAGACTACTGGGTCTTAACCTATCCATGCGGGAAGATTGTTAAAACTTACGAGGACAAGCGCAAAAGGGATGTAATTATTCAGGAATCATACTAATGATTGAAATACTTGGTTTTATCTTTGGTATTGGTTTTTTAATATGGTTAGTCATAGTCTTAACGCTATGGCTAATCGTTAATTATTGGGGGAATAGATAATGAAATTAGATTTAACAGCAACAGAATTTGAATTTTTGTCGGTTATGGTGGTTGAGACTCTAAACAAATTAGAGAATGAAGCTAAAAACAAAACTACTGAAAATTTAGCAGAAACAAAAAAAGACTATAAAGCAATAAAAAGAGTGTATGAAAAAATGTCTTATTACCATGATGAATATGATCTTATAAATCGTGATGAAGAACCAAGCATTTTTATTCAAGGTGATGTTTACGATTCATATGGACACCCCGCGGGGAAATTGTTTAATGGCGATCTATCAGATGAAACTTATTCAATGATTAAAAAAGATGTTATCAAGAATTTTACCAAAGTAAATTATTCTGTAAAAAGCATGATGCGCCAAAGAAAATATAAAATAGCAGAGGAGCAATATATTGATTACATTAAAAAACACAATATTAAATCTCACAAAATAGATAAGATTTCTTACGCCAATTCGGAATACATAGCTAACAACAAATGTTTTTATTTAAGAGATGAATATGGTAATTTGTTAGCGCACATGAAAGATAATCCCATGCGTATAATTCTTGAGAGAGACCCCAAGCGCGTTGTTTTAGACCAAGGTGATATTTAATGAGTTACGATATAGCTCAATTCAAATACATCAACCATATGCGCGAACATTATGGACTAATAGGCGAACCCGAATACCCCGACCGCACACGCTCGCACCAAGACGAAAACGGCAACTGGGTACTTGTCTCACCGCAAGGCCTAAAAATGGCAAAAATATTTAAAAACGGGGATATAATAGCCTAACCAATCAACGGGGCGCACCAAGATAGCTTTACTCTCCTTCCCCAAGTTAGCTATCGCGCCCCACCTGCTCGCGCAAGTGCGCACCTAAACCAACCAATAGAAAATGCTTCTTCCCACCCGCTTGCGATTTCCTTAACCGCTTGCGCTCACCCTCTAGCACACACCATAGAACCTCTTTCTCTAATAACTCGCTCATTCCTCTGCTCGCGCTCGTTCTATGCACTCCAATCATCTTGCAATAATAACTAATAGCATCATGGCTACTCCAGGTCTGCCACCGATAGCGCTCGCACACGCTCCAAAGTAACAGCTTCGCTACGGGCGATAAATCTTCTCGCCCCGCGCGTGCGCGGTAGAGATTCCAGATTTCTTTTTTTAACTTTGAATAATCGCGAAAGGCTTTATCAAACTCGATGGATATAAGTGCGCTCTCGCGCTCGCGCTCAATGTTCCCCGCGCTAACCCACCAGGAATTTTTTAATTCTTCTCTCATACTTCTCCTTTCTTTCTTAAGAGACATAAAAACCTTCAAGGTTTTTTGTCTCTATATATATATGTATATATATACGGATATTTGTAGCGTTATGCTTATAGTGTTGTAGCGCTTTGCTACAGTCGTTGTAGCGATATGCTACAAGCATTGTAGCGCTTTGCTACAAGCTAACCAATATCACCATACAACATAATACGCCAATCAAGGCTAATTTCATCATCGTTTCATGGTTCATTCTTCTTTCTCCTCCTTGTCAATGCCGAAAGCTACTTGACTAATAATGTTCTCGATTCTTTTATAAGTATCTAAATCTTCTTTGGTTTTGGTGGCCTGTCTATCAATCTCGGTGGCGTAATCACCAAGGACAGTAACAATAATATGTTTATCTTTTTCGCTTAGAATCAGTCTCATTTTTTTGCTCCTTGTTTGGTTTCTTCTTACCAAAGATTTTATCAAAATTATCTCTGTATTCTTGGCTATAAACTAAATCTCTTGGTTTATCTCCTTTACCGCTCATTGTTATACCTCACTTAAATTCTATTTCACCAATTAAATATTCTTGTATTTCAACCAAAGTATCATACAAAATGTCATACTTTTTAATCAGCCATTCCTTATTGTTTATTGTCTTTTGGTGTTCTTTTAATTGTTTTTTGAGTGTTTCAATTTGATCTAACATTAATTTTTCTTCTTGTGTAAAGTTCATTCTTTAGCTCTCGTTTGTATTTCAAAATGATTAATCTCATTGTTTTCAACCGCATCTTTAAACTTCTTTTTTAATTCATCATGGCTTAGATTAATCGCATCATCAATAAAGACCACGCCTTTAACTGTATCGCTCATATTTCCATGCCTTTTAATATGTGAGCAATGACTTCTATTGTCCAACCATTACCAAGCATTTTATAACGCTGGGTGTTACTCACATGATTGGTGTAATTATCTGGAACAGTTTGCAATCTCTCGCACTCTAAGGGTGTTAGCTTTCGCCAATAGACTTCTTGTTCTTCGGTTATTTGCAATATATGTTGTTTGGTTAATGCGCTTGTAAGAGTGTTCATTTTCTCATCTTGCCTTTTAACCAAGTGTCTCATATGCCTGGGCGACCAATCTTTCCCTGTTCTTCTTTTATGTTCATATCTTATTTGATTGGCTTCAGGTGTTCTAACTTCTGTCATAGCCCTAACATCAATTAATTTTTGTGGTATTCCTGTTGCGTGAAAAGTACCACTTCTTTCAAAGTTTGCTTTAGATGATTTGTAATACTGGGATTTAATTGTTTGCGACTTTTCTGGTAAATCATTAGTATCGTCAACTAACTTTTGTGGCACTAAAATCATGCCATTGTTTCCAGAATCTTTAAAAACCATCTGTCTCCTACTTTTTTTAAAATAGTTTTCAACGCTTGAACCCTTGTAATAATTAGCATCTAGGCAATGACTTTTATCTCTTTCAGTATTAAAGCCATCTTCTAAAATATCTCTTAAAACAATTCCTCTATCTTTTGGCTGCTCAACATTAGGAATGTTAGTCCAATAGTAACGCTGTCTTGATTGGGCAGAAACCAAAGAGCTATTAATAAAGATTGGCTCAACTCCCATGTACTCAGAAATAATATCTAAGTATTCTTTTTTCATTCTTACATTTTCTAGTAAAAAATATTTCGGCTGTAAATATGAGATAGCTTTATGAAACTCAAAGAACAATGCAGACCTTGGATCATCAAATGCTAACTGTTTACCTGCAAAGCTAAATCCTTGACAGGGTGAGCCACCCATTACCAAATCAATCTTTGGCAATGTAGATAAATCTAACTTGGTAATATCACCCACTTGAATAATCTCTGGGTAATTAGCCGCGCTCACTTGCATGGCATACTTATCAATCTCACTTGCATAATACTTATCAACTTTAATGCCTAACCTATCCAAGGCTAACATTCCGCAAGACATACCATCAAACAGACTTAGTACATTCATTTTTTGCCTCCAGGTAATTGTTCTACATCAAACCATCCGCATGGGTAATTAATCATATTAAAAATCTCCAATATTAAAGTTGCTCTCTTTGTAAGGCTCAAGCACGGCCTCTTTCCTAAACAATGTCTTGATTGATACATCAACCTCGGATGAATTACTTTTCACCACCGCGCCCTTCACCACGCGCAACCGCTCATAGTCCACTCCATTATCAATACAAATTCTCTCCGCTTCTTCTTCATTCGCTAACCACAAGGCTATCGCTAGCCTATGCCCATCAACCAAAGAAGATGCGCCTCTGATCTTACTGCGCACATTCATCGGATCGTCATCAGCTTGGAGAGCCGCCTTTGACATATGATGAATACTTAGAGTGCAACAGTTAAAACGCGAGGAGATAGAGGCGCAAAGTTGACAGTAAAGTTGAGCGGCTTCATTAGATGAACTAATAGGCGCTCCACTCATGGCTTGGATTGGATCAATGATAACCAGTTCTAAATTCGGTATGGTTTCTAATTCAGCTAAGAGTTCTCTAGCTTGATCGGTGATTTGTAAACCTTTGGAATCGTCTCTAATAAGTATTAAAGGTTCAGGTTGATCGGGGATTGTATGGGTGAATACATCGTAAGGTGCATCGAATCTTTTATTGCCTTTATCCAAAGCATTGATTCGTCTATGGATTTCAACCAAGTCATCCTCGGCTGATAGTATCACCACATTACCGCCTTTGAGTATGGGATGATCAAACCACATTCCAGAGCCTTGCGATACTTTAATGGCTAAATCTAATGCCATCATGGATTTACCTACCCCACCAATCGAGGCAAGGATTCCAGGCTTGGATATTTCTAACAGTTTATCCACAAGCCAAACCTTTGGTGGCGGTTCTTTAACTAGGTTTCTAATGGGGTGTTTGGTTAGACCTAAACCTTGATTTAATATTTCTAATCTAACCCTATCTAATCCATGAGTTTTAGCTAAGTCGTTATAGTCTCCTCTCGCGCTCGGCACGCGCACGAAACAGTTAGGAATGGCAGATGCTACCTCGTTAGCTTTCCTCTCGCCTACGCCGCTCTCATCGTTATCTAGGGCTATATATAATCTTGCTTGAGAAATCTTGCGAATATTAGTAACAGCCTCCATAGTAAAGTTCGCCGAAAATACGCAAACTGTCGGTATCTTCGTAGATTCATAAACTGTAGCTGCGGTTGAGTATCCCTCGACAATGATTAAGTTTTCTTGCGTGGCTAATGTTGCTTGCTCGCACCCAATAAGAAAAACATTACCTTTGATTTCGCTCGCGCTCACAAATCTTTTCTGTCCTTTCTTATCTATATACTGTAAACTACGCATCTCTCCGCTTACTGCGGAGATGACAGGAACAATTAAACTTCCGTTCAGTTGTTTCAATCCATAACTTTTAACATTTTTATTATTTAGATACTCATGCGAGATCACGGGCTGACAGTTTTTATATCTTTCTTTTACTTCTTTAGCTACTTCATCATGCCTAACTTTCTTCGCTACTTCGGCCCGCTCAATAGCTTCTTCCATTCTTTTTTGTAGCGCTACTCTATCAATGTTTGATAGTTGATTAGTGTTAATGCTTGACCACTTGTGTTGTTCACCCGTTCGCCAGTTACCAAAAGTTGCAAAATAATTTCCGTCTAGCTCATTGATAACATACCAACCGCTACGCTCATTGCCTTTATCTGGTCTAACACCAGGCGCAGATTGAACGGGTACTCTTGTTACCTGTCCTGTTAAGTCTAATGAATTGACGAACAACCCTTGGTTATTCATCTCGCGTATTAAATCATCCGTGCTATTACCTTGACTGGCAAAAGCAAAGTTATCATCAATGACTAAGCCTTTCTCTCCATACCATTTAGTCAGTTCCATCTCTTAATGTTCTCTCCAATTTTCCTGTTTCTGCTTGATGGTTGGCCCAGTTGAGATATTCTCTAATAGCCTTACCAAATAACAGTTCTCTTTTTTCTCTATCCCATTCGTGCATAACATAAGAACCTGTGTCCTTGGCTATCTTGAGATAGATGTCTTTCGTTTGTTTGATAGCGTAATCTAAGCCCTCGTTGCTCATCTGCGCTACATTCTTGAGTTGTTCACCTTTCTTTAATTTTTCTAGGTGATCCATGCTACAAGCTCCTAACCAAGTGTGATCTTTACCATATACAAACCCTTTCGCTGGCGCTCTACAAAAAGCGCACAGCGATGGTTTGCTTATTAATGGATTAAAAAGGGATCCTGTCGCCAAGATCTTCTTCTACTTTCGGAGGTGTCGGCGCACTTGCCTCTACCTTCTTACCCTCTGCTGGTTGCCAATTGCTACCAAACTTAGAGTCGATCTCTGGGTAGTTGTTTTCGTTTAGCTTTAACATACAACTAACTGTCTTACCATTAAGCTCGTTAGTGTCTTTTAAAGTTCCAGTAATGCCAGCTGCTTTTGCAAGACCTGCCATTTCCTTCATACCAAAACCAACATACTTAGGATTGTCATGCGCAACAGTTACAGTAAAACCTGTTTGTAATCCTGTTCCCGCAATCCTAAAGTTAAGTTGCATACCCATCCAACCATTCTGACCTGATCTTAATTCTTCATTAGTATTTACATACTCAAGATCATATCTTCCTGGTTTTATATCCGTTTGTTGTTCGACAACTTCCACATCGCCGAAAAAATTACTTATATCCATATTGATACCCTTTATATCTATATATTAATTAACCTGGATCGTAAGAATCATAATCAGATAAGTATTCGATTAAATCCTCACAATCCGCCTGCATTGAAATAAGCCAATGTAATCCGTCAGTAGGTAAAGAGTTGTCCTCTGGATTGATAGAATCTATGTGTTTATTCAAGATCATATCAAACAGTTTTAAGGTTCTCTTTACTCTTTCAACTTCTCCTAATCGGCTCATTTCAACATTTCCTCTCTTATGGTTGCCCACTCAAAAGGCATCTCACTAGGCAAGCCATATCTGTTCTTGGCCATATAACCAGGTGCTTGCTCAGTAAAAATAGTTCTGTCTCCAGCAACAGTCTTGGTAGTCATACCCATCTTGCCTTTGACTTGTACAGTTCCAACTTTGTAGTTGGCAAAAAAGACTGCATCGCTATGTTCTACTAATAAGTCAGCAGCTTTACGATGTAGTTTGATTTCATGTCGATCATGTGGATCATTAGATGGGTCTTCATATCTGCGAATCTGATTGTGTGCAATCTGTATTACAGTCATTGATTTCTCATCTCTAAGTCTGTTGAGAACCTCAACATACTCTTTCCACTTATCAAGAGCTGCAACATAGCCTTTACCATAAGCAGGTGTATCTATTTGCGCCCAACCATTTTCTTTACAGACATGATCCCATAGCAAGGTTTCTAACCAGTCTAGTGAATCAATACAAGCAACACGAAATTCGTGATCTTCTGTAAGCAAAGAGGTTAGATTATTCATAAACTCTTCATAGCTTTTAGCTACTGGAAAGTGATCGCACTCAATCTTTCCGATACCATCCTCAGATTGTACGATTACACATTTATCCATGCTTGCGGCAAATGATGTTTTACCGATACCACCTGGGCCATAACATATAAGTCTTGGTGGTTTTACTTTACCTTTCTTTTGGATTGCAGCTAAACTCATTTAGCCACCTCAACCTTAGATTCATCACCCTCAACAGCTTCTTTCAAAGCGTTGCTGTAATGTTTGCCAAGTATCTCTAACTTCTCTACTTCAAAGTTAGCGTTAGCAATGACCTCCTGCCTTTGTTGGTTAACAAGGGTCACTTTGTTATATAGAATCTTGTTCTCTTCAGACAAATCATCTACTTTATATTCTTTACCATCCTCATTAAAGGTAAAGGTTAGTTCTTTAGTTTCTTCAACCATATTTCTCTCCTAGAGTAGTTTTATAAGTATCACAATCTGCCTTGGCATTACAAAATCTGCAATGATCTCCCGCCGCATATTGTGGGTTTTCTTCGTCACAAGCATCAGTTGCTTGTTTCAAATCGTTGTAGCCCCAATCAACCAGATTGGTAGCTGAAATCTCGTATGTTCTTATAGCGCCATCTTTATGCCAACCGCGTGGTTGTACAATGGTCAGCTCCATGGTGGTATTCTCATCCCCATACCGCGCGAGCGCACCCAGTCCATAAATCATTAACTGCTTATTCCTTTCGACATCTACACCCCACTTACCAGACTTTAAATCTATAACTGCGATGCGATCTTCACCAATTAATATTGTGTCAGCAGTACCAAAACATTTTGTTGATATCTCATCCATGTAAACTTTTTCTTCTATCAACATCTTGGCGTTAAGTTCTTCTTTTCTTTTATGTATGTACTCTACATAAGTCTCCGCGCACGCAATCATATCCTCATCAACTTCTATCTCGAAGTCTTCGACCACCTGAACTTTACCTAACCAATAGTCACGCAAGGTCATGTCTTTGAGTCTGCCTTTTAATAGCATCTCGCACATCTCATGGATAAGCGTTCCTGTAGCCGCAGGGATGCCTACCTTGTATTCTGCTGAATAGTTTAGGTACGCGCTCGCTGGGCATTTAAACCAGCGATCTGAGGATGAGGGGCTAAATATTGCGTGAGCCATTGGAAACGTATGAGCTTTCTTCTAATTCTTTGATTTCTGTTAAATCATAAAGAACTTTACCGCCGATCTTATAATAGTTAGGGCCTCCGCCTTTGCGCCTTAAATTTGATAGCGCGTGTGGATTTTTGCCCCACCTTTTAGCTAATTGCTTAGTGTCTATAAAGACTTTATCGGTGTCTGTCATTTCCTAATACTCCCTTTTTGTATTTGAATGTTGTTAAATTTACACTAAAGTTATATGATATGCAAATATATTTATAAAAAAGGAGAAGAATATGAGTATAGATAATGCAACGCCAGAGGAATGGGATCAAGCAATTGATATGCTTGCGATCAATAACCAGGTAGGTGGCAATCATTATAAAGGCAATGGCATACAACCCATTGAGTATATTTACGCAAATGGTTTGTCATGGTCGATGGGTAATGTATTGAAACTTATTACCAGAGATAAGGTTGATAAGGTTGAAGACTTACTTAAAGCCAAGCATTACATTGACCTTGAACTACAACTTGTACATGGTGTAGACGGAGAGGGTAACAAATTAGGCCAATATACCAAGGAGGTAAAGGTCTAGGAGTAAAGCAATGAACTTGTTTGATTTTGAAGATCCAGTTCTAAATGAGAGGAACAACAATACGCCTGTTTATGTAAACAGACACATTGCGCGTTCTTTGATAGATGTAGCTGGGTTGGAAAATAAAGATCCTCAAGCTTTAGCGGAGTATTTCCTACAAGTGGGAATTAACTCCGTTAAGCATTATAAGGATCAAGAAGTTATGTTTGATATTGAAAGTCTTTAATTAAGGTCTTCCAATATATCTTTGATGTTTTTAACAGCATCATTGTTCTTCATGTGCTCATCAACGATGGTTAGCTGACCCTTGTCTATGGGTTTAGAGAAAACCACATTTCTGTGGGTTATAGAAACAAAAGCAAATATATCTATCTCATTGTCTTTATATTTTCTATGAGCAACTCTTTGGCCCTTCCGCATATCAAACCGCCAATTACCTCTGCGTTCTTCTATCTTAGATTGTGTTTTAACCTGGCACTTATACAGCTTTAAGTTGTGTTCAAAGATAATGTCTGCGGATGCGTTGTGTGGAACGATGCTTACTGTGTCAGAAACTTGAGAGAGGATTGCTGCTGTGAGATATTCACCAAAACGACCAACTCGTTCTGTTGCAAGGGGCATGGGTTATTTATAAAAGCTCTTTTGGTATTTCACTTGCTTGAACATACTCTTTTCTTTGCTCTAATCTTTCTTTTATTCTATTAGAATATTCTTTCGCTATTTCTTTTCTTTGTGTTGGTGTTAAATTTTTGTCTTTTAAAGTTTGTGTTCTTCTTGCTTTTATTTGTTGTATCTCATAATCCATAGATTTTATATTTTGTAATCTGCTTTTTTGAGGGTCTATAGAATAAAGGTTGACACCAAACAATCTCATCATGGCTTGTGTTTTTGTTATTTTTGGATCTCCAAACTTGTTTACATCTCTATCTATTGCTTGTTTTAGTTTTCCAGCAAACCCAATATCCGTCAACCATGTTGGCATGGCTGTTCTATAAAGATAATTTAATTTATCTTGTAGTTGTTTTTCTGCTGAGTCAGCATCATTCGATATTTCTCTTTGTGTAAATGGATCTATGTTTGTTGTCCACGCAGTAATTAATTGAGGTATTGGGCCACCCAGCGCCCCTGTTTGTCTAAGAGCTTCTGAGAGTTCTCCTTCCTTTGCATCTGTTGCTATGCCTGTAAACATACTCCAAGGAAGAAAATAACTAAAATCAAACACTTGCCATTTATCATTTTCATCTTTAAATGGTAATAAAAAAGCAGAACCTTTATCTCTAATCCATTTTGGCATTGCTTCTTTCAACTTATTTACATCGTCAATAGAAACATCTTTTGTAGATGCAACATAAGCTGCCGCTGCTGTTGGTATAGCCAAATACTTTACATATTTTTCTGGATATCTAATTGCAGACTCCAATAAATTAGGCAAAACTTTATAGTAAAAAGTCATAAATGGTATACCAAGAGAGTGAGTTCTAATATCTTTTACTGAGGCTGGAACTAAAGAATAATCAAATAAAGATTTTTGCGCTTCAAAAGCTGCATTAGCTTCGTCAACGCCCCTTTTCATCTCATCAATTATTTTTGTTGTTTTGCCAATAATTTCTATAGCCTGGTAAACATTACCAGCCCAATCACCTATTATGCTTCCATAATATCTAGCAGCATCTACAGCGTTTTTAGTTTCTTGAGCTTTTAATTTTCTGTATAGTTTGTTGAGTTCAACCATTTCTTGTTTTGCAAATGTTGAATCTATGATTCCATATTTTCTTGCTATTTGAGTATATGGGCCATTCTTACTCATATCTTGTACTGCTTCTAAAATTCTTTTTGGTAATTTTTGCGCAGGTATTCCAGACAAATCTAACAAAATAACATTTGAAGAAGCATTACGAATTTGTGATGGTGGGTTTAAAGCAACTTTAGAAAACTTAAACCATTTTGTTAGCTTTGCTAGTTTTCCAGGCTGTCCAAATATTTTTCTAAACCAGTTATCAGATACATTACCAGCGTATAAAAGATCATCATAAATTTCTTTTCTGACATATGCTCCCCTTAGAACACCATACTGTTTGCTGTCTGGCATTTGTTTGTACAAAGAAAGATCTTCTTTTTGTATGTTTGCGTTTGCTTGGTCAATTAAACTATCAAATTCTTTTACAATTTTTTTGTCTTTATTTGGCCTTAGGTTTCCTGTTATTTCATCAGCAACCCTATCTCTTTCTTGTTTTAACCAAACTGGACTAACTTTTTTGCCTTGAAAATCTACCAAGCCAGATTGCAATGTCCATTTAGGATTGTTAAATACCTTTTCAAACATTTGATATTGAACAATATCAGTCATTGGATCTTCTATTGCTCTTGCTCCTTGTTGAGATATGTCTGTGACTTCACCGAGAAATTCTATAGTTTCATCACTCATATCTTTTCTAGGTTTTGTGTAACCCATAGCAGATTTTTTATCTAAATATTTTAAATATACTTTGGGTAAATAAGATCCTTTGTTGGCTTCAACAGTTTCTTTTTCTAGTATTCCAGACCTAACCAAAGAATCGCCAATATAATCTATTCCCCTTCTAAGGTCTTTTGCTTTTTCTTGTAAGTCTTTATTTTTTATAACGCTAATATCTGCCTCTTTTGTTAAATATCTTCTAGCGGCAAAATTATCTTCGGGCGATAACTCGGAAAAAGTATCAAATACTTTTCTTGTCATGTCTTTAACTCTGGTTAATTTACCGCCAGTTAACCCTCTAAGCGTTAAATATTCTTTTTGTTCTGGCAAGGTTTTTAAAGGAGAAAATCTTACAAATGGTTTTTTGATTGAATCTATAATGTTGGTTGCTGTTTGTTGATAGGCTTCACCAAACAATCCTGCTCTAGGTTGAAATGGCTGCAACTCTATATCTGGTAAGGGTTGTGTTATTTCTTCTAACTCTTGCCTCAAAGTGGGCTGTGTTCTTGTGCTTGGAGAAACCAAAGTTTCTTTTTCTTGAGTTATTTCTTTTTGTATAACTGGTTCAACCTCTCGAGCTATTTCTTTGGTTGTTATTTTGGGGTCTTCGATGCTTGGTTGTTCTCTAGTTATAACATCATCTAATTTATTTTTAGCCGCTCTATACCCAGAAATACCACCAACTGTTCCGCCCAATGCTCCACCCAAAGTTGCTCCCAGCGCCGCTGATTTTAAAGACTGCATTGGATCAAAACTATCTTGTTGACCTGCTTGTATTCTAGCTGATTGTCTTAAAGCGTTGTCTGCAACTGTATATGCAGTACCCTCATACACACCAGCTTTAGCTCCAGATTTTAAACCAGCTTTTGTTGCCTCTTTTACACCAGCTTTTATACCTTGTTTAATTGCTTGTGCGCCTAATCCGCCGCCTATTAAAATGCTAGGATCTGTTGCAACGCCCTTAATAAATCTTCCAGTTCCAGCTAAGCTAATTTTTTTCTGGTCATACATATCCATCAAATTAACAAAAGCATTTTTTTGTTCGTCTGTTGCTTGTGTAAGTTGAGCTGTCTCCCACCCCATTTTAGGAAGATTGTAGTTAAACCAACCCATATAATCTAAAGCATATTTGGCATAATCACCATCAGATTCTAAGCCTGTTGCTTCTGCGCCTTCGTTTAATTGATAAACTTGTTTAGCAGATTCAATCCATTGAGGATCTTGTGATAAAGTTTCTTCTGTATATTTATATTCTTTTGGAGCTGCGCCAGTTATCTCTGCTAGATTTCTTTGCTCGTTTATTTCATTTTGTATTTCTTGGTCAGATTTACCAAAAGGAGTAATACCAAAATCCAAAGCTCTGTCTGTTAAAGATACTTCTTGTTTTGGTTGTGATGCGTAATAATCAGAAAAAACTTTTTTTATTTGCTCTTCTGTTGGAGCAGCATCACCTGTAAGTTTAAGAGACTTACCCTGTTCGTCTGTTATTTTATATGAAGGCATATTAGCCCAGTTAAATTTCTTCTACTTGAAAACCACCTACAGTCATAACTTTTTTATCATCTGTTATGTCTTCTGTTTTAGGCATTGAGAATTGTTTAAAAATATTTTTTAAATTATCTAATTGAGCTTGTATTTCTTCTGGCGTATAAAGTTCTTGAGTGATTGGATTAACTGTTTTTGCTAGAGAAGCAGCAGTAGCTTGCAATGTTTGTGTTTCAGTTTTTCCAGCGTTAATACCAGCAAAAACTTTTTCTGCTAATGCTATATCTTCAGCAGTTCCAGTTTTTCTAATTTCCTGCAAAGAGGCATAATTTTGTGCTGCTGCTGTAGGCCTTCCTGCTACTGGTTGTTCAGCTTTATATTTTTCTAATATTAGTTTATCTAAATTTTCATAACCCATAGCTTTGGATAAATCATAAAATGGAGATTCGGGATCTAATTTTGCAAGAAACTCTTGATAATTTTTCTTTCTTTCCTCTTGCTTTTTTTTACCCTCTTGCATTTCCTGCAATGCCATGGTGTTTTGCACAAAGTTTTTATCGCCTTTTAAAGCACCGCCAAGCGCGTAAAGCATTAAACCTAACTTTTGGTTTTTAGATGCTTTATCATCAATAGGGGGCATACCAATAGGTGATTGCATGGGTTGCATAGCACCTGGCTGACCGCCGCTTTGATTAAATGCTTTTAAAATATCTCCAAACGCCATTATAGAACTCCGTAATTAACTCTGTAGTATCCGTTTTCGTCTTCAATAACTGCTTCAGGCATATACTTTTTAACCTCTTGAGCAAGAACACCTGTGGTTGGATCATTAATTCCTAGCTCTTTTGCTTTGTCGTTCCAATCCCAAGTGTATAAATTGTGTCCATTTTCAGACTTGCCAATAGGTTTAATGTTTTCTTTTAATCTTTCGTCTGAGGCAAACATAAGTTTTGTTGCATATAATTGTGCGCCAGTACCTAAAATATCGCCTAAACCAGTTTTTTGCTTTGTTGTGGTTGTTGGAGTTGTAACCCCTTGACCCGCAGCCAATAAACCAAACTGTTGAGGCCCATAAGCCAAAGCTCTTTGGAACTCTTCGTAAGGTACTTGTAGACCCATTTGTTGTAATTGCTGTTGTTGTGCGCCAATCTGACCAAGCTGTCCAAGTCTTGCTTGTTGCTCCGCGCCCACGCCCCCAAGCAATCCTGCTTGTTGCTGTCTTGCGCGTAGCTCTAACTCTGGGGCAAACATTGCCATTTGCTGTTGTCTTGCGATATCTGATTCAGCAGCCCTTTGTGCCTGCTCAAAACCAGCTTGTCTTAAACCAGCAGCAGTTCTAGCTTGTTGCTCGATGTAAGGTCTTTGTGATTCAGATTCTAATAAAGCAGAGCGTGAACCGCCAAAAGCACCCGCGCCGATTGCGCGTGATTGCGCTTGACCTCTAGCTATATCAGCTTGTCTTTGTATATCAGCCATAGACTGATCTATCACTTGTTGAGTGTAAGGTGATTGATATGCGCCTATGTCAGCTCCTAACAATGAGCCAACTTGACCTATTTGTGGGGCTTCTCTTTGTGCTAATTCTTGTATGCCAGTTAATGGGTCATACTGCATCCCAGTTTCAAACAAACCACGGGTGGCTTGAAATTGTCTAAGTTGATCTGGGTTAAACCCAGCAACTCTAGGGCCTGTGTATGGAACGAATGGTGTACCAGCTAATGATTTACCAGCTTGAAATAACTCTTTTGCTTGTGCTTCTTGGTATGCTGGTAGACTGACTGATTGTGTTTGTTTGCCTTTACTCATAATTCTTTACTAATTAAATTTTCTGATTTAAAACCTAAATGTTTTAGTTTTCTTAACCATCCTTTTCTACCACCGCCATATAATCTTTTACAACCAGCAGCTTTTGCAAATGCCTCTAAGGATGGCAACATATCCTCTAACTCCTTGTAATCACCACCACAAAACAGCAAGTTCATTGCTGTATTTTGGGGGAATACTACAAATTCAGTTATCATAGCCGACTTCTTAGCTGGCCATAAATGGAATATTCCATGTCTTATTTTATCCTCTATATCGTCTATTGTATAGGAATCTTGATGTTTGATAGCTTTTGCTATATATGGCTTACAGCGTTGCCACTGTACTTCCCACTCTTCAGGTTGTTTTTTAATTGGCGTGACTTTATTAATCGCCTTTTCCATACTCAACGATACTCATAATTACACTTAATTTGTTTGCATGAGAAGCTGTGCAATTTATAATTTCTCCTGCTGTTAATATTAAACTTCTCGTTAATAATTCAACTGTATTATGTGCGCTTATATTGTATTGTGACCATAGCGTATGCACCACAGAGTCATCACTTGTCATGGTTAAAGTAAAATCTGTTTGTTGACCGCCATCCTCTGTTACTAAAATTGATTCAATAATTGCAAAGTCAAAATCACCACCGCTAGGTGCTGTATAAATTAAAGTCGCACTTGTTGTTGTTAAATCAACTGTTGCATTTACAGCCCTTTGTATGTACTGTCTTTGTGAGGATAAATCCATTAT